GTTGCCCAATAAACTAAAAGATCAATATTGCTTCCATACTTTAAGGGGGTTCTTCTATACCCATGGTCAACGTTTTTTCTCTTTTTTGCCACCTCTCTCCCCCCTTACTGGTTAGCCCATCTAAGGTACATACATATGTACTCTAGTATTATTAAGGCCCCGTATTTTATTGCCCCTAGTGCATTTACTGCTATTCTTTCTATGTCCATTTTATTTATCTTCTCCTTTAGCTTCCATGTTAAAAATCTCAGGTATATCTCTTGCTCTTAAAAACTTGTCTACCTTAACTACTGCGTCTATTATCATTTTCCCCTCCTAATTATTTTTATTTTTTACTTTAATGTGTCATCATTCCATGTATATATCTCTGCTGTGCTATAATATTCTTATCAGTATTACCGTACTGAAATATATAGAAAGGAGAATACTAAAATGACTTTAAGAATTTATTTTAAAGAAGGTGGGTCTTTCCTTAAATATATAGATGTAAAATCTATAGAAAAGATTATCCTCCCAACCTCATCACATTCACCAACTGTTGAAATTACAGACTTCACAAAACCTTTTCTTCATAGGGCTAGCGAATTTACTTTTGTTGGTGAAACTATAGTTACTGTTCCTGCTATGCATATAAATTGTATCGAGTTTAAGCAACAGTAATTTTCAAACGGGTATCAGCTGGAATCTGGTACTCGTTTTTAATTTCATTCCATCTCTTAAAAACATCTTCCAATTCATCTATACTTGATATATAAATCTCAACAGTTATTATTGAACCCATCTCTATCACCTCTTTCTTTCCCATTTAAATTTTTCTAAACTTATTAATAAAATATATTTGTCCCTTGCCTGTTACCTTTGGTGTCTTTGTAAGTCTTACAGATCCATCTGGATTAATATGTGTACTTTCTTTTATCTCCAACACTCCAAGCTCCATTGACCTTTGTGTAGGGAGGTTAAAGCTTTCACCTTTACGGCTTATTAAGTAACCTTCTTTTCTAAGCCATGCGAATAATCTATTTTGACCAATGTCTACTCCGTTTTGTTTTATTAACTTAGCCAATTCTCCTACCAAAATTGATTTTTTGCTAGATTGAACACTATCGGCAAATAATACTTTTGGCTTATTCGTTTCTCTTTCTGCTTCAAGGAGTTTTCTTTTTTCTCTTTCAGTCTTTAATTCTTGTGCCACGCTTATAAGCAAGTCTGGATTAGCTAGTAATTCTTCTGTCGCATACATACCATGCTTTCTAATTGTTGGGATAACTTCGTGAGTAATCCAACGTTTAAATTCTTTTGCGCTCTTTTTCCTGCTTGAAAGAATTAAGTTGTATAACCCATACTCATTTACTACATTCGCTTCACCTTGACGACCTAAGTTCAACTTAGAGCGTTCATCTTCATCAAGCCTATTCACTGCAACCGTTGGATTTGATAGTTCTAAACTTTTGCATATGTCAGTTGCAACAAACCAAGGTTCATTGTTAACTTCTAAAACTCTTACTTCTCCAAACTCACTGTTATTAAATATTTGTAATTCGTTCATTTGTTTACCTCCTGTTTATTTTTTCTTGCATCTAATACAAGTTTTTATCGAAAAAAATTTCCATAGCTGTATTGTAATCCATATTTAAATAGCTTACTAAATCATTTATCTCTGTTATATTAAACAAGCTCTTACCATTTAATTTATTAGAAAATGATGTTATAGTAATGCCTATAGCCTTAGAACAATCGCTATACGACTTGTTCTTTTCTCTTAAATAACCTTTTAATTTATTAGAGTTCATGTAATCACCGCCTTTCTTTAAATTTATTGTAACCTATCATGTCATGCAAGTCAATAGCTTTATGCAAGTTTTTTTAAAAAATATTATATTCTACTTGTATATTATGCAAAAATACTGTATAATAAAGGTAGGAAAGGAGGTGAAAAGAATGAGTGAATTTAACAAAACAGTAGGGTCTAGAATAAGAAAATGTAGAACAGAAATGGGACTTACCATGAAAGAACTTGGAGATAGAGTAAATTTATCTGAAGGTAATATACAAAGATATGAAACAGGTAAAATAAAATCTTTGGATGCTAATTTATTAATGGAAATTTCAGATGTTTTAGGAGTTAAGCCAGACTACTTAATGGGTTGGACAAATCAAAAGGATAACCATTGTAATTACAAATTATTCCCTTGTTCAATTTCAGCTGGAGTTTTGGAAAATGTGGAATCAACAAATAACTATGAAATGATAGCTATCGCAGATTCAATAATGGGAAAGTATTCTGGAAGATCTGACATTATAATACTAAAGGTTAATGGAGATAGCATGAATAAAACTATCCCAGACCAATCTTTAATAGTTGTAGATACCAGAGCTAAACGTGTAACAGATGTAAATGATGGAGATATAGTAGTGTTTAGCAACTTTGGAGAGTATTCAGTTAAAAGATTTTTTAATGACAAAGAAAACCAAAGATTTCTGTTTAAGCCTGACAGCCACAACGAACTATTTACAACCATAGAAATCAGATATGAATTAGCTTTAGACGTAAGGCTAATAGGAAAAGTTGTAAAATATATAGTTAATCTAGATTAATTACATATTAAAGGAGGGAGTTCTAAGAACTCCCTTTTTTATTTAAATTGTATATTTAAAATCCCTCTTCATTTATAATGTCATAAAAAGTAAATTCATCAATAATATTTATGTCCTTCCCTTCGGATTTAAGTTTTTCTGCTTTTTTATGCTTCGAAGATTTTTCGCCATGTAAAATTGCATTATAATCATTATTCCCTAAAATTAAATAATTAGTTTTTGAAATTACGTTATTGTCAAGAATTCCACCAAGGTTTACAACTATCTGCATCGCATTTTTTCGTGTCATTTTTTCTAGCTTTCCTGTAAATACTATATGTTTTCCATAGAAAAAGCTTTCCTCGTTAATAGTTACTACATTAGGTTCAATACTTGAAATGTCAATACCTGTTTTTTTACCTTCAGAATTACATCCATACCACAGATCTTCTATTCCGACCCCTCTTTCGTCCATTGTTTTTTTGATAGCATCATAAAGCTCTTTAGTAGCTATACAATCAGATATTGCTCTATGTTCATTATTTTTTAAATTCAGATAGTTTGCCAGGTCTGATAATCTATGGCTCAATAGTTCTGGATATACTTTCCTTGCAAATTGAACCGTGTCCATATAATTATTATCTAGTGAACTATCAAACGCTGCATTTAAAAACCTAATATCAAATGATGTGTTATGTCCAAGTATAATGTCATCTTCAATAAAGCTTAAAATTTCGTTTTTAACATTTTGAATCGTAGGTTTATCAATTAACATTTCATTTGTTATTCCAGTAAGATTCGTGATAAATGGTGGAACCTCAAATTCTGGCTTTATTAACTGAGAATACCGATCTACGATTTCGTTATTTCTGACTTTAAGAATCCCAACTTCAATAATATCATCATAGTACGCAGATAAACCGGTTGTTTCTGTGTCTAAAACACAGTAGTCGTCAATAATTCTTTTTATATACTTGGTAGACATATATATACCTCCTTTTTACTATGTGCTATATAAAAAGTATAATAAATTTTTATCGTCAGTGTCAATTGTTAAAAAGTTTTATAATATACTTTAACATCTATGTCTTGTAATGTATAATCTATATCGTAGGACAAATTTTATAATGGGGGTATAATAATGGATGTAATAGTTAAAAGTGATGAAAAGAAGAAAAGACAATCTGATATAGTTTTGGTAAATAATGCAGGGCTGTATAAAAAATGTGATTTAGGAACTAATTTATGGTGTTTACTTTTTGGAGGATTTGTGCCTATCTTTAAGGGAGATTTTAAAATATCTTTAATATATTTTATTCCAGTAATTTTAAGTAACATGATTTTTGATGAAATAAGTGCATTTATAGTTATGGCAGGTTTTACTATTTTCTTTATTTTTAATTATAATAAAATGCGTATTAAAAATCTATTAAAAAAAGGTTACTATCCAGCTACAGAAGATGATAAACAAATACTTATAAAAGAAAAAATTATATATTCTTAATTTTAAAAGACCTACTTTTTTAGTAGGGCTTTTTTTATGTCTTATAATAATAAAAGTTACATATAAGTGTATATTAATTATATCTATTATGCTCTTGTAGAATTGTATTATTTATTTTATTTAAAAATATTGACTAACAATGTTATATTGATTAGGCTTCGGCAGGTTCCGAGCATAATAAGTCCCTAACGCATAAGATTAAGAACTTATTTAATGTTAGGCATCCGTATAGGTTTTGCCTCGCACATACTTAGGAAGCTATCTGCAAACATCCCTTAGATAATAACACTTCCCGTTTCACAAGTCCGCAATAAACATATTAATTTATTGCAATGTTTTCCACCGTTGTAATTTTTAGACGGACACAACAACCCGTCTAACGTAAGCCCCCGTGCTAGTATGTAAGTAACAAAGGAACTCCGATTAGATTTTCTGCATCGGCTCTAATTAACCTATCGTTTTTTTAGTGGTGTCGGCTTCCACTTTGTTTTTTTGAAATATTATGTTAAGAACATTATAGATTAGGTTTTTAAAGGTGTCAATGGGTGTTGCTTGTTTTTTTACTAAATTTACTAAAAGTGTATATTTAGTAAAAGTGTATATTTAGTATATTTAGTAAAAGTGTATATTTAGTAAAAGTGTATATTTACTAAAAGTTAGAGTGGGCATGTAAGGCTTGATTTTAAGCCATTTCTACTGTATAATATTTAGTAAAAGTGTATATTTAGTAAAAGTGTATATTTAGTATATTTAGTAAAAGTGTATATTTAGTAAAAGTGTATATTTACTAAAAAAAATTTTTTGAGGAGGTGCCAAAAATGGCAATTACAGTGTGCGTTGGAAATTACAAAGGTGGTGTAGGAAAAACTAAAAATTGTATAATGCTTGCATATACTCTAGCAAAACAAGGTAAAAAAACATTAGTTATAGACCTAGACCCGCAAGGGAATGCTAGTACAGTTTTAGGAAGAACTAAACAGCTTTTTGATACAACGGTTTTTAGTTTCGATGAAACATTAATGACTGCAATAAAGAAAAATAACTTAAAGGATTCCATAGTCCCTATTTTTGAGAACCTTTACTTATTGCCGTCTTATATTGACTTTGCAAATTATCCACTTTTTTTAGATCTTAAATTTGGGATAGCAGATCCAGACAACAAAAATTTTAAAGAAATAAATGACAAGAAAAAGAAATATTTTAAGGAGCTCCTGGATCCTATAAGAAGTGAATATGATTATATATTAATAGATGTTCCACCTACTAAAAGTATGTTTACAGACTCTGCAGTTCTTGCAAGCGACTATGTACTTCTAATATTGCAGACGCAGGAGTTAGCACTGGATGGTGCTATAGTTTACTTACAAGACTTACAGGGACTAGCTGCAGAGCACAACAGCAATGTAGAGATATGTGGTATATTACCAGTATTGGTGGATAATAATTCTTCTTTAGATAAGTTGGTATTAAAGTTAGCTAAGGAAAAATTTGGTTCTGAAAATGTTTTTGATATTGCAATACCACAAATGGCAAGGCTAAAAAGATTTGATAATACTGGGATAACTGATGGTGACCGATTTGATAAAAAGGTTTTAACGTTGTATGAAAAGGTGACACAAGAATTTATAGATAAAATAAATTGTTTTGAGGAGGTATAAAAATGAGTGGTCTTATACAAGGAGGTAAAAACAAGAAAAAACAAACAACAAGAAGTTTAGTACAGAATAAACCTATAGAATTTAATTCTACTACTAACATAACAGAACTTAAAGATGTAAAGCCCATTAAGGAAAGTAAAACAACTAAAGTCAATAAAACTAATAACCAGCAAGTAACTTTAAAAATTCCTAAAATGGTAAAAAAAGATATAGACACTCTTATAGGGCTTACGGATTATAAATATGCATATGAAGTTATAGATGCAGCTATACAATGTTATATAGAAAATAAACTAAGCCCGGATGAGAGAAAACTTTTTAAGATAATACAACAGAATACTTAATACAATATACACAACTATTCCTATAATATATATTTAGGGAATAGTTGGCTACATCCATTGCAAACACTACATTCTAAAAAACGTAAAGAGTTGACTTTATTTTTAAAAGTTGGCTCTTTTTTTATATTGTAAAGTAGAAATGATTACTTGTAATAAAATACTAAATATAATAAAAATATATTCTTGTTTTAATTAATATTGTTTTTGCAAAATAAAAAGGGATCCCACCACAGGACCCCTACACAACATTAACCTAAATTTTAAACTTAGGATAATTTATTATAACATTTAAAAATATTCTTGACAATTTTATTTTTATAGTTTACACTCAAATTAATAATTAACCATAACATAAGATGTTTTGAAATTTATTTTAGATAATATATTTTTATCAATTAACCGTAACGCATGGCGTTTTGAAATTTATTTTAGATAATATATGTTTTGCTAAACATTTTTTTGTAAACAATCTTATAGTTGTGGGATATTAGTTTTTATGTTTTAAGAATAGGGCAGGTATTCCACCTGCTCTTTTTTTATAAATTTTTTAATAAAAAACTATAAAAAGTGTTGACAAGTGATACTATATATAGTATCATATAATTAAAGAAAGACATAAGAAACAAACAACATTAACCAAGAAAAAAAATTTTAGGAGGATATGAAAATGGCAAATAAGTACAGAAAGAGAAGATACACAATAACTTGTAAGTGTGGACATGAAATGGAAGTAAACATAGGTGGATACACAGAAGAATACAGACAGGAAGTTCTAGAAGATTATAAGAACCATGTATGTTACAAGTGTGAAGCTAAGGCTAGAGAAGAAGAATTAAAGGAAAGCATACCAAATATAGAACTTACACCTTTACAGGGAACAGAAAAGCAAATAGCATGGGCAGAAGATATAAGAAACAAAATGCTAGACAAGTGTAAGGAAAATGCAGAAATAATGCAGATTATATTAACAGAAACAAGTGCAAAGTATTTTATAGAAAATAGAAATAAAGAAGCAAAAGATATAGCTGTAGAAATATTAGAAAAGGATCTAGTTATCCCAGAAGAAATTGACGAAACTGAATTTGTTGAAATAGAAGATGAAGAAGCTAAAGAGATTAGAAAGAATCTAGTTATTAAGCTAGAAGAAATAGGCTACAGACTTTACAATGAAGATGAAGTTTACAATGCAATACTTTACTTAACAAGACGCATAAAAAACACAATATTAATAAGGGACTTTGAAGGCTATAAGATGGATTCTTTAATAGAGAATTTAAATAACAGAGCAAAACGTTACAAGAAAAGACACGCAGATAGAGAAGATGCAAAGATTTTTAGATAAGTAAAATAGGGTGGGGAGAAAACTCTCCCCTCCTAAAAATAAAATTATCAGGAGGTTTAGCTATGCCAAAGAATGAATTAGGAAAGATCTATGATGCTTTAAAGGTTAGAGTAAAAGAAGAAGGTTTCGAAATTGAAAATGACAGAGAATACTACCTATTAATAGGACAGCTATTACAGTTTTATAAGAAGTGCAATAATAAAGCACCGTTTAATTTTAATGCTTATGCAGATGCAAAAACAGATAGAGTATTAAAAAATAAGCTAGAACAAATTTTAAAACACTTTAACTTTGGGAAAACAAATACAGGTGTGTTATTAGAAAAGTGCTACTTAAAAGTTAAGGAATACACTCCACAAAATAAAGGAGTTGCAGACCAAACATACTTAGTAGGTGGAACAGTATTAGATCTATTTAATTAAAAAAGAAAGGTAAGCAAAATTGAAAATAATAGTAAGAAATAAAATAAAAGAAATAATGCAGCTAAAAAAAGTATCTATTAGAGAATTAGGAAGAAGAATAAAAATGAGCTACCCCAATACGAGGGATCTAATTAACAGAGAAAGCTTAAATAATACAACAATAGTTACTCTATTAGCAGTTGCAGAAAGTTTAGGAGTAGATATAAAAGATTTGTATGAAGCTGATATATACCAGGAAGAAAGTGATGAAAAAATATTTTTATAAATTTTAATAAAAGTGTTGACAAGCGATACTATATATAGTATCATATAATTAAAGAAAGAGATAAGAAACAAACAACATTAACCAAAAAAAATAAAACTTAGGAGGATTAAGAAAATGACAAGAAATGAATTAGTAAAGGGATTAGAAGTATTAGTAGGAAGTGAATTTGATAATGATGAGGTAATAGTAGCACTTGAAACTGCAGAAGATGATTGTGTATACGTTGAAGAAGAAGTTACAATGTACAAGTCTAAGGTTGAACATTTAGATAACGCACAAGTTTATGTAGTTTATACAGAACTAGGTGATATAGATGATACAGCTTACCTTATAGTAGAAGATGAAATTATTACAGAAGTAATGTAAATAAGCAAAAAAATAAAGGGAGGGCATAAAGCTCTCCCCCTTTTTTATACCCTTGTTTATTTGTTATTGGTATCTATAATAATATAGGTATTATCTAAAAAAAATAAACCTATTTATTATTTTATTCCCTTGCAAAATCTTGCGGCAACATATCCAAACTTACCCTTATGGTACTCTATTTTGTACCAAGTAGAATCTGTTGTGTGTATCACCTCATGTACATATATTTTACTTCCATGTCTGTAGCTACTAACTATTCTAGAACTTGCACTTGGTTTTTCCCTAACGTTTAATACATCTCCTGGAGTGCTAGTTAATACATAATATCCTTTAAATGGTTTAGCTGGCTTAGATTGGCTTGTAGAAGATGTGTTTGACATACTACCTCCCACCAATCCGACCGCTATTGCCTCAGCTATTTTACCATATCCTAATTCATCAGCTAAATCACAATCACCTTTATTATCACAGAAAAAAGACTCCACAAGTACCGCAAGTGGATTCGTTTCTCTTAATATATATAAGCCTGTGCTAGACTTTGCTCCTCTATTTCTAAAGCCTAAACTAGAGAATTGCGTACACATTCTATCGGCAATTTTTTTACCTCTTTTATCATTTCCATAGTAGAAACATTCCATTCCATGCCCATCTCCATTACTAGCATTTAAATGTAACTCACAAACTAGGTCATATTTACCACTATTGGCTATAGGAAGTTTATAAGACGGTTCATAAGACTGGTTCTTGCCTTTTCTCTCTGGTACTATAATCACATCTACCTTATGTCCTTTTCTTTCTAGTGCTGACTTGACATACGGTGCTAGAGCCTTATTATATCTATATTCATTTACGTACCCATCAGATGAAGTACAATTCCCGTTTTTTAATATACTGTGTCCCACACTTAAAAATATTCTCATTTATCTTGCCACCTTTCTGTCCTTTGCTCCTCTAGTAGTTGGATCTACTACCACTCCTATTACAGCCATAACAGTAGTAGTTAAAAGATATGGATTCTGTATTGTATCTATAATTAATTGCAATACCTTATCCCAGCTTGTTAGAGTACTAGCTTCCACTTGTAAAGCAGTTAAAATTACACCTACAAGTCCTATCCAAAAATACGGATTCTTTATTCTGTCTTTCATTAAACCATCTCCATTTCTTTTTATTTTTTAATAATATATTTCTACTGGCAATTCCATGCATTCTTCGTACAGCTTTTTTGCAACTCCATTGCCACCTAGATTAGAATAAGATTTAAAAAGGTATTCTAAATCTCTAATTTCTTCTCTTTTTATTTTCCCTCTGTTTTTAATATCTGTTGCTTCTTTGCAAATGTTGTAATAAAGCATGGTTTTAATTCCCATTTTTATTGCTTCTTGTTCTTTTTTATTTTCTTGGTCTCTTTTTTTATTTTCTCTAACAATATTTTTTACTGCTACGGTTAAGCCAGTAAGGATAATCCCAAATACTGCTTGTATCCACCACTCTATAATAAAATCTTTAATTACCATATATCGCCTCTATTCTTTTGTGTGTATGTAAGCTAGAAACGTTGGAGTTTCAACGTTTCATAGACAATCTTGTAAGAACGATTATAAGGGGTTTTAATTTAGTTCTTGATAGTTATTACCTATAAGAAGTTTAAAATCGATTCTACAAGGTCTTGTTTTTGCAAAAAAAAGAGAAGGGCGTAGAGTTTCCCTTCTCTTTTGCAATTATTAACTTTTTTTAATTAGATTATAGAGATTCCACTCTCTTCTTTAAAAATTAATTTGTTAAATCTTCTCTGTTTAGTGTTCTTAGCACTTCTTTTACTTCTTCTTGTAAAAATGGGGCTATATCCTCTATAGTTGCTTTCCCATCTATAATAAGATTAGCAAGTATTGTGCATACTGTTGGATATCTTAACATACTGCTCACCTCCTTTCAATAAATTTATTTTATATTAAGCCAAGCCTGACATAGCTATCATATTCGTTAATTCTAATGTAGTCTGTGCTATACCTTGTTGTGTTTTTTCTAATTCCTTTTTAGTTTTTTCTAGCTCTTCTTTTAACAATTCTTCTTCTGTTGGCGGTATAGGTGTGTATTCAGCCGTTACCACGTCTTTTGTCTTGTTGTAAAATAATTTTCTGTAATTGCCCTCTTTTTCTTCTGGTAAATCTTTTTCTTCTATTGCCTTATATAATTCTGTATTTTCTGGAACTAAATAAGATATAGTATTTATTTCTGTTTTATCTGTTGGATTCTCTCCTATGTATAAGTAAATCATTTAAATATCTCCTTTTAAATATGTAATAGTTTGTATTGTCTGTTCTTGCCCCATTTTCTAACGGTATTATCAGAACTACCGCTGTAAATATAATCGATATCTATGGTTAATGAGTACACTGCTTTTGTGTGTCCGACAAAGTTTCCAACCTCTGTCATGTCTGCCTTTCTTAGCCTTCTAATCGTATTGTCGCTCCATCCACTGCAAATATATTCATTATCTTGTGTCAGCGCGTATATAGTAGTGCTATATCCAGTAAATTGCGCAACTTCGGTCATATCATACTTCTTTATCTTTCTAATTGTCTTATCGGTACCACCACTATAAATAAACTCTCCGTCTTGAGTTAGTGCGCGAACACTTGGATTATATACAGTAAATTGTGCAACCTCGGTCATGTCAGACTTTTTTATCTTTCTGACTACTCCCTCACCATCACCGCTATAAACAAATTCATTGTCTAGAGTTAGCGAATACGTTCTGACGGTAAGTTTAACAAATTCCGACACCTCTGTCATGTCTGCCTTTCTTATTTTTTTAATCCTACTGCTCTCATCGCTACTATAAATAAATTCACTATCCTGTGTTAGTGCGCTTATGTAAGAAGTATGTCCAGTAAATTGCGCAACTTCGGTCATATCATACTTCTTTATCTTTCTAATTGTCTTATCGGTACCACCACTATAAATAAACTCTCCATCTTGAATTAGTGCGCGAACACTTGAAGTATGTCCAGTAAATTGTGCAACCTCGGTCATATCAGATTTCCTTATCTTCTTAATAACTCCAATATAATCACCGCTATAAATAAATTCACTATCTTGAGTCAATGCATTCACATTGTCTTTGTGCCCAGTAAAAATTTTGTTATTGTTTGTAGGGATTCCCAGGTCTTCTATTTGCAAGTCTGTAACAATATCCCCTATGCCTAACATTTTTCTTTTCAAAGCATCTTCCACTTGTGTTAATGTAGTTGGTTTTTCTTTTATCTTTGTATTAATAATATTACCTATACTGTCCACTTTATTATCTAAGGAAGTTTTTAATTGCTCCGTTTTTTCTGTTTGTTCTTTTATTGTAGCCATTTACTCACCCCCTTATAATCTTGCTTCTATCCCATTATTAGCAGTTTCTAGCCTTGTAGCATATCCGCCTATGTCCTGTTTTACACTAGAAATATCTTGCTTTATTCCGTCTATTGCACTTTGCAATTCTACATCTTTTTGCTCTAGTAGCTTATCTTTAGCTTTTAGGGATTCTATTTCTTTGCTACTGCTTGTTTGTAGGGACTCTAGGTCAGTTTTCTTTGCGTATGTGTTTGACAAAAAAATCCACCCTTTCTTATAAGTCCCTTCTGTATTTATATAATTGTAAGAAATATCTCCAGAATCATCTGCATAGCTTGATATTGACGTAACCATACCTTTTGAATCTACATTCCCCTTTATATCCTGTGGCAGTATCTCACCCTTTCTTGCCACCGTTGGTAATACTTCACTTAGCTTTTTATCTTCTGCTACTACGTCTATATTTTCATCTGTTAATTTTAAACTAGATAAGCCGTTCTCTACATTTGTTATCCCAAGCTTTAATTTATTAAAGTTTCCCATAACATCCGACGAATTAAATACGGTGCTATCGGTAATTTCTGTTAATTGTATATCTGTTGCCATTTTGTCAACACCTCCTTTTATAACTCTGTTCTAGTTCTCATGTCTTCCCATGTATAGCCTTTATTAGTAAAGTAACCCCATGTTTTATTCATATTTTCTAAATCTCCCCACGTTCTATACTTAAATACCATAGTGTAATTTAGGTGTGCTGGTAAAACTTCTCTCAATTTCTTTTTTATCTGTTCTATGTTTGGTGGTATCCCTATTTTACTTGTAAAGGTAACTGTTATTATATATTTATTAAACTGTTCCTCTATTGTGCATTCTGCATTCGCATTAGTTTCTACTAACCTTTTTACAGCTTCTTTTGTAACTTGTGTCTGTGTTTTCATGGACATAAGTATTTCTTTTTGTGCGTTTTCATTACTCAAGCCGTCTATGTTGCAACCTACCATATTTGCCCACTCTTGCAAGCTATATGTAGCAGTCTTAGGATTTCTTTGTAAGTCCGCAATGTTTAAGTCTTTAAAATATTGTTCTAATATTATATTTGCAACTCTGCATATTTCTAATAACCCTTCTTTTTTGTAAATGTTAGGAATAAATTGTTCCACCTTTTTATTTAGCAAAACTTCCATACTTTACTTCCTTTCTGTTAAGTTATTCTTAATGCTATAAACTTTATTTTTATCTAGTTTAATAGGGTCAGAACCGTCTAATGTAACGTTTAAACTTCTTTTTACATTTAAATCTTGTTCTATTAATGCAGTTACTTTGCTTTTGTATAAGTCCAACATTCCTAAATCTAACTGGGAATTGATTCTTTCTTCTATTAAATTTGTTATTCTACTTTTAGTTTCTTCAAACTGCTTTGTATCATATAACTCTATTTCTCCCGTAATAGTAACAGTAGTAATGCTTGTAGATTTTACTAAAGCATTTGCTCCTATAGGTTTCTGCTCATCTATGTGCTTTTGGCACTCCTTTATAACCTCTTGGCTACAAGGTTGGTTATCTTTACCGCTTATAATTATGTCTACAGTTCCTTCTCCTCTTGCAAGCTCTATTGCCACTGCTTTGTATACTCCATCTATTGTTAAAGCCCATTCTTCATAATTCTTTTTGTTCCCTGCATTACCTCTAGTTCTTTGTATGTATAAAAATCTTCTAAAGAATTCATCATCAGATTCTTTATTTGTTCCGCCTATACAAGGTTCTATAAGTGTTATACTGTCATATTCGAAGCTTGTTGTAGAGAAAAGTTCTCCTGCATGGTGGTTATATTGGATTCCTACTTCTGTTGCTATGCACTTAGTTATAAGTTCTCCTTCTCCATTTGCAGTTCCCCCCTCTATCATGTATTCCCTGTTATCCTCATCATAGATATAAATTTCTGCCGCATTCCCGCCTATAACTTTATCTGGAGCTGTAATAATCTTAACTTGCCCTTGGCTGTATGTTCCTTGTAATCTGTATATTCCAAACCAGCTACATTGCTCATCTAGGACTTCCCCCTTTGCATCGGACAACAAAAAGGCTTTGTCTTGCTCTTCTCTTAGGAAGTATTCTCTTTCCAAAGCACTTGCTATTGCGGAATAAATTGTATAAATAGGATCTCCTTCTATAACAACCCCCTCATGTGCGTTTAGTAGGTTTTTAAGAATTGTTTCCTTACTATTTACTAACAAAATTCCACCTCCTTTTTAATTAAGCATTAAATTCTATTTCTGTTTTTGTGTATATTGTTTCTACTTCTATTTTTATATTTACTTTATCTTGTTGCATAAAAAAACTAAGAAACTTTACATTTAGTATGTATTCATTTCTTAGTAGCCTGTTTTCTATTTCTTTTTTAAGTTCTGCTTGTTTTTCTGCCACAGATATATTTCTAGTTAATATATCTCTTATTTTGTTTCCAAAGTTTTCCGTAAACAATGGGCACTCTCCCGCTTCTATTTCTAATGCATATTTACACCAAAGCATTATACTATCTTGGGAGTTTTCCCACGTGGAATTTGTTTTACTTTCTAAAGAACACGTATTATATTGTTTTAATTCTGTGTTCATCTCCCCGAATAAATCTATGTTTTTACTAACTATTTAAACCACCTACTTTATTCTTACAAATTTATCTATTAAAAAAGTTTCTACAGAATTATATACCAATAACAAAACACTATCTCCAGTTTTTAAAGATGTATCTACTTTTTGTCCTCTTGTTTTTTCTCTTTCTGCTACTGCATAGCTTATTCTTTTTATATCTATAACTCCATTAGAATCTCTTACTTGCAATGGATTTACTCCTGTTACAGTTCCTATAACTAAATAGGTAGACTCTGGGATGTTGCCATACTTAGTATTTAAGGCTTCTTTTAATTCTTCAAATCCGTTTACCATAATATAGTTTTCCCTCCTACCAATATCTTTTTATTACTGCATTACCGCCCCAATAAGGCTTTTGGAATCTTGCTCTTACTCCATTAGGACCACCATTATTCCAACATTTATTATTTCCCATTAATAAAAATGTGTGCCTACCACTACCGCTATAGGCAGAATTACATACTACAACATCTCCAGCTTGTGCTTGGCTTGGATGTATTGTCTTCCCATGTGCAGCAAGTCCACTTGTTGTTGCTCCTCTTATTGCATTTCTTTCTGCAACTCCAGCTTCCCAAAGAACTCTACTTACAAAGCCACTGCAATCTGTATAATATCTAGATCCTGTACCTCTTCCACCCCATTGGTATATGGTTTTAGGTCCTATTTCATTTGCGATTTGGCAAATCCTTTTTTGTGTGTTATTGGAATACTTCCCGTTTCCACCAGTTATTACACATGGAGAAGATACTGCACCACCTAATGTTAGGTTTTGTTTTGCTTGGGTATCGGAAACTCCTCCCGGACCCCAATATACTGTATCTAAATCTTTCCCACATACTGTAATTCCTGCTCTTCTAACTCCAGCTGCCCAGCCAGAACAACCAGACTGTCAGTAGACTCCTACAAATTGGCTTAACTTTTTAAATCCTCTACCGCCTACATACCTTCTAGATAGTAGACTTGCACCTTGTCTTATCCCTTCTTCTACACTGGAGTTCCAATAACCTACAATCCCAAGAAATTGGTTTCTGCCATCTGTAGCCATTGCTGAAGTTCCACCGCCAGATTCTTGGTAGCAAATTCCCGCCCATAAAGCTGGATGTATTTTATAAGCATTACACCATTTTAAAACTAGATGCCCTTTGCCTTTTAATATACCTCTTAGAACTCTATTTATATTTTCGGCAGTAACTCCATGGTTAAAACTTGCTCCAGCACTTACTGTCCCACAATTTACATTTAAAGCATCCGTTCCTGTTTCTTCCACTTTGTTAGGGTCATCTTCTTGTCCTGCTCTTTCTTCATGTGCCTGGTTTAAAAAATTTAATTGCATTGTTGTATCATGTAGCCCACCATAAAAATGGTGTGTTACTTTATCTATATAGAAATCTGCAATTGGTGCATTTAAAGATTCGGATAGGTGCACTTTAGCACCGCATTGGCAGTCCCAATTACCTATACCTGTAATTTCTATTTCTCTTTCCATACTTTCTACTAGCTTAGGTTTATTTTCTTCATCCCCGCTATCTCTTGCTAATCTATTGTAGTATTCTATTAAACCTTTATTATCTTTAATAGACATTAGGTTTCCGTTTTTATCATAAACTGCTATAGAGTTTACTATATTTTCGGACTTGTAGCTTTGTTTTAAGCCAGACATATTTTTACAGTTATATTCTACTTTTAAAGCATACCCTCTATTTTGTACAGAAACTTTATTAAGTCTAGATTCTAGCTCAAATTTTTGTTTTGTTTTATCTTCCGCAAGTGTTAAAAGTGTTTGTATTACCTTTAAGACATCTGTATCTCTAAAATATCTAGTAACCTTAACACCTTTAAGCTTTTCACTTACATATCCATATTCCAATCTATGTTCCTTTACTAAAGATTTAATAGTAGAATATACATCTACATCTATCATATTTCTAGAAATCTTACATTTACTTAAATTAAATAAGGAGTCTTTAACAATAACATCAGAAACTCCACTTTCATTTGAACTTAAAGAAACAACGCTACCTCTGTATATTTCTTTAAAATCTTCTTCTCCCATGTATTTTATATATACACAAAATGTACTACCTTGTCCTAATCTAAATGTATTATTTGCTTTAGACATTCTTTCTGTAAAAATTTGTGTAGTTAATGTTTTGGATGGAGAATCCGTAGAAGATGTTATTTTTATTCCACCTATTGCATTTGTAATGTTGTAATGGTCCTGTGTACCAGCATTTCTTACATTTACTTTAACTTCGCACGTTCTCATTTTTATTTACCACCTCCTACGGAATTAATAATTTCCAACCAACATATATTACATTACTATTTTTTAACTTTGGATAATTAGCTATATTTTCAGGATGGTTTTTTATTTTAGGGTATTCACTACCTTTTTTATAATATTTTTCGGCTATATCATATAAATTATCATTTTTTTTGACTGTATGATACCTTTTCTTACTATCTGTACCAGTTTCTTTTTTCCCAAAGTTCCTTATTACTCTAACGTGGTGTCCACTTACAAACCCCGTTACTTTGTCTATCTTTACTTTAAACCAACCGTTCTGTTCTTCTACAAACTCTACAATAGTGCCTTTTGGCAATTCTTTTAAAGTTTTACTTAATATATCTGGTTTTTCTTTAAGTTTAGTATTTTCTTGCACTTCCATTGTTTTTATATTAAAGTTTTTTATAAACTCTAAGCCAGCACTAGTACAGTATCCAGTAATATCTTTATACTTAACTTTTATCCACCCGTCTTTTTCGGAAATGTATTCTACTCTAGTTCCTTTGTTAAGTTCTATTAGCTTCTTACTTAGTACACTTGCTTCTTCTCTTATTGGGACCCTATCTGTAACAACGTTCATTTCTGTATCTTTGCCAGCACTGGTTAATACTTTATTAGAATTTACATTATTCTTTTCGGGGTTCCAACTTAAAAATTTAGGGTCATTCCTTTCTATCAGCTCAAAATCTATTATTAAATCAAACGTTTTGTCCTCCACCTTTGGATGCATTTTTTCTACATAACAGTCTATACTTAAGCTTGGATTGGTTAATGTTAGTGTAAGTTTATGTTGTTTCTTTATATATTCATCTATTTTTTTGTAGAAAACCATTCCGTCCACTGCGTCCGAATAACTTCTGTCTGTTGTTGGAAATTCTATAGAAAATCCAAATCCCTCTAGGTCGTATCCCGCATAGGAACTAAATTGTTTACCATTTACAGAATCATAGGTTTTTATATTGTAGCTTTTTCCAAAATGGAAAGGTGGAACATATGGGAAGTATAATGTATCTACTACACTACCTGTCTTTATATCTGTAACAGTAAAATACATTTTTCTATCTGTTTCTACATTTGCCATTTGTCCACCTCCTTTTATGCAAATTTAAGATGTCTAGCTATGGTTCTTGCTACATCTTCTACATCTAAACTATTGTCCATTTTTGCGTTTATGTTTATGTGGTTTACTACATTAGTAGAATTCCCGCCTAATCTTCCATATCTTAATTTGTCTGCTTGTCTTTTTGTAAGTACCATTTCGTCTTTGTGGAGATTTGCCACAAAGTTATCTCTTGGAACCCTTGGCAATCCTGTATCGAAGGACCCGTCCAAAGCTCCACCTATAACATTTTTTGTAATGCTTATTACTCCAGATATTCCAGAACTTAACTTAGATTTTAACCTATCCCATTTTCTACTTATGCTTTCTGCTGCGTTTTTAAAGGAATCCCAAATCATGTCCACTTTACCATTTATCTTTGTTCTTAGCCTTGTTGTAACATCTTGCCATTTATTTCTAACAGAATGGTAGCCTTGTTCAAAGGCGGTTTTTAACATATCTACTTTACCTCTTACAGCTTGTCCTAAGGTAGACCTTATATTTCCCCACTTTTCTGCAACCCAACTTTGTGCATTAGACATTGTTTGGTTTATTAGATCTCCCAAGTGGAATATAGGGTAATCTGGTATTTCTGTGTTTAATTGTGCATCTAAATTGTTAAATACTTCTGTTATTTTATTTCCAACATCTCCAAGATTAAAATCTCTTATTTTCTCATCTAGGTGGAATATAGGGTAATCTGGTATTATATCTCTTAAAGTCTTGTCAAATTCCAAAACCTTATCTCTATTTTGGTCCATATATGTTGCAAACATTGTTACTGCACCTAACCCAGCTATAAACTTTGTAGAGTCTTTTAGTAGTTCTGTCCCCCCTATATCCCTAGCTTTTGGTGTTTTTGTTCCTCTAGAAGTTTTTTGTGTGTTTGTTCTTTTTTCTTTTGTTGTAAAATTTTTCTTGCCCCAAGGGTTTATTTTTTCTATCCCACTAGAAATATTTCTTCCTATGGATTCTCCTATCCCTTTTCCTAGTGTTTTTAATTTATCTAGGCTTTTCTTAAACTTGCCAGCTTTAACTTCTCCTAATTCTATTTCTGGCAAATCTTCTTTGTCTATCTTTCCTTTTTTGCCAAGCTTAAATGCCTTTTTAAGCATTTTCTGTTGCTTTCGGCTTAGCTTGTCCCAGTCTATTCCATCTTCTCCTATTTCCTTTGTTAGCTTCTTTAGGTCTTTTACTGTTTTATATAAACCGTCTGCTCTATATCTTTGGAATTTGGATATTGTTTCGAACAAGCTCCCTAGACTTTTTGCTCCCTTGCCTACAACTTTCATGCCCGCAAAGGCTACAACAAGCTTTGGAAGTAGCTTAACCACTTCTGCTAAAACTGCCTTTCCTTTTTCTGAATTTGCAAATGCTTTTACTTTATCCCCTAACTTTTCTAAAGAGTTTGCCCAACCTTCTACAGTCTTTATAACCTCTGGATTTTTAGCTAAGGCATCTCCTATGTCTAAAACCATGTTAGATAAACTTGCTTTCATTCTGTCAAAAATTTTAGTTAACGGTGCTATTGTTTCTGCAAAGTTTTTAAAAGCATTTCCAGAATCTTGTATTTTCTTTTTGTTTTCATCAAGTTTTCCTTCTTCCGCAGAATCTAGTAAAGCTTTAAATCTAGAAGAATGTTCTACACCTGCAACCTCTTTAGCAAAATTCAGTTTTTCATTGTTGCTTAGCTTTTTGTAGGCGTCTGAATTTGCAACTTCGTTTACAATATCGTAAAAGTCCTTGGCTTCCCCCTTGGAGTTTTTAAGGGATACTCCTAGTCCTTCTATAGCCTTTGCTCCTTTACCGCTACTATCCATTACCTTAGATATTGTAGAGTTTAGCATTGTACCTGCTTCTGCTCCGTTAAGTCCCTTTTGTGCTAAGGAAGCAATTATTGCTTGGTATTTATTTGCATCTGGGACTGCTGCTTTAAATATTGCTCCGGACTTCTGTATTGTTTGGAAGTTATCTGCAAGTGTCTGGTTGGAAATATTGGCAGATACAGTAGCTTTATCTAAAAATTTATCTACATCTTTGTATGCTACTCCTACAGAGTTAAGTGTATTTACTATTTCTCCACCTACCGCTGCATAGTCTCTTTCTCCTAAAATACGTCCTACATTAACACTTGCTCCGGCTATCTTGTCTAATTCTTTTACACCTACACCAGCCTGTCCTAACTGTCTATACAAATTAGCCATATCTACTTTGGCAATACCAGTTTGTTTCCCAGTTCTTTCTATAGAGTCTTTTAGTTTGTCTATACCATCTTTAGAAAGATTAGACATTACTGCTAGTTTGTTTATTTCTGTATTATAGTTACTTGCCATTTTGGAAGCATATAGGAGTCCACCAGCTAATGCAGTTGTTCCTGTTAAACCTTTAGTTCCCATGCTATCTAAGACACCGCCGAATTTATTCATTTTGTCGGCTCGCTTCCCCCAAACATGGCTAGATCTATACAGTTCATTATCTATTTTTTTTAGTTTTTCAGAGACCTTGTCCACCAGTTCCAAGGTCATTTTAGATTTTTTTTCTGCCATGGTTTCTCCTTTCTAATTTTCTTTAGCTTCTTCTACATCTTCTATATTTTGTAAAATAAAGGCATCCGTTAAAATTGCTTCTTGGTAGTTTAATTTTAAAGACTCCGAAGGTAGAATGTTTTTATCTCTAAACAAAATATATGCTCTTGTAATTGTAGGTGCACTCCAAATTATTTTTTTGAGAAACCCACTTCTTCTTTTCTGTTTGCGATTTCGTCTACTCCCCTTTTAGATAAGTCATATATGAAATTGCTTAGTTCTGTTATTTCATCTTCTGTTAAAATTTTTGGTACCAACTCCTGTGGTTCTGCACATCCAAACTTTTTAAGTAGCTGTGCATTTGCAAATATTGTAGGGCAACCTCTGTATATTAATTTTACATTGGCCATAAATTCATTGGTTCTTATTTCCTTGTCTGGAGTTAGGATAACTGCTTCTTCTTTTAACAGTGCCAATGTTTCCGTTTCTAACTCTGTGCAAGGGAACTCCAATTCTTCTCCAAGCTTCTTACAAAGCATTTTCTTAGTTCCTGTCTTTTTCTGTAAAACTGTTGCATCTAAATTTAATAATTTTTCTAATGTATTCATTTTTTTCTCCTTTTTAATTAATATTGAAGGGACAGTTTAAATAACTATCCCTTTCTTATATTTTTATTTGTTTTTTATTCTATATGTGATAAAACATCATATTTTGTGAAAGTGAATGGCACCTTTTCTTCTAATACTTCTTTAGTCATCCATGCAGCTAAAGTTGCTTGCTTTAGAACTGCGTCATATACAACCACTCGTTCCTCTCCTAATGCAGATGGGTCATTCAGGGCTCCTACAATCTTTACTACTGTAGCTTTCCCTTCCTTTAAATTATCTACAACCATCTTCATCAGTTTAGATGTTCTCTTGTTTAAAGTTATTTCTCCCGTTCCTTCATATCCTGTTAACTTTTCATGCTTCGCAAAACTGTTTAGGATATTTACATCTGAAAACTGTGGTGTAAGCTCTATTGTAAGCCCTTTGGCTTCTACATATTCTACGTCATTTATCCATACTCGGGCGTGTGTGCCGACTATGACTTCTTGTGCGTTAAACGTATTATTCATCTTCTACCGCCTTTCCTAATAGTTAATTTCTATAAATACATCTTCCATTGCATCTGCAAATCTTAAATTAGCTTCCAGGAATACAAATGTAGATGTGTTAGCACTTCTTATTTCCTTTTCTGTCATAGAATCTACATCCACTCCATGTTCGTTTAAGAATTTTTTCTGTGCTGCAAGGTCTATGTCTATACTAGATTCATTTGCATGTAATATTCCTATTCTTTCTAGCTCCAAGAAATATTCATTAATGCTTGTAATAAGCAGCATTTTCCCATCTATTGTGTTTGGAACCTTGCCTATATATCTTTCATTTACTATTTCTTTTATTTGTTTCTTTATTATGTTCATTTTGGCAACAGTCGATATTTTTTTAAGTTCTTCTGATTTTTCCTTAATATTCGTAAGGGAATTGACTGCTCTTCCAAATCTTACTTTCTCCCAATCTGTAAATAGTACAAGCTTTCCTGCTTCTATATCTGCGTCCAATTCCGACTTAGATCTTGCTGGTATGCTCTCTACGTCCGATAGAACATAGTTAGTTATACTTTGTGTAAGTGGAGTTCCGGCTAAAAAAGAAGCTACCCTTGCTGTAAACAAGTCTTTGGATAACTTCACATTTTTTTCTCCTGCAATTTCTGTAACTACAATGTTATCTGTTGCAAAATTTATAAAATATTCTAGGTCTGCTGTAGTAGTTCCAACTACTTGTGCTTCCCCTTTTTTGTTGTATTCTTCTATAAAAGTCTTTAGATTAGTTCCCTTTGCAGTAGCATGCTCTGGTGCACATAAGAATTCGAACTGCACCGTATTAAATAAATCTAATACTGTTTCAAAATCCGTATCATCATTTTTTGCCACACCGACTATAACCTCATACGGACTGCTTATATTTCCTCTAAATGCCAGGTCTAGGCACTTTTTAGAATCTTCTGTTAGTGTTATTGTCTTTTCTTTAAGCACTCTCTCTGCTTCTTCTTTATTTTTAAACTTAAATAATTCCGCAACTGGATTTTCGCTCTCCTGTTGCTTTAGGATTATTGCTACTGTTCCTCTAGCTAATAGGTTTTTAGTCTTTTCTGCACGCTTTTTAAACGTTATTTTTACTTCTTGTAATCCCATTCTTTACCTCCATTTCTAATGGTAACTTCTTGTATACTTTCTGCAGTTTCTTTTGTATACGTTATGTATCTAAGTGTTAACTCGCATAAGCTGTAACAACTATCTGTATCTATTTCATGTTCCTTGTTAAAAATACAGATGTATCCCAGTTCCGTTTTTAAAGTATTTTTAAATAAATGTAATAATTCTTCTGTCTTTTCAAATAAAAATATTTCATCTCTGTTGGGTGTATGTAGTAGAATCCTTACAGATATCCAGTGTTCGCAACGTCTTTCGCTTGTATACTCCGACCTTACTATGTTGTAATCTGTAAAAACGCAAGGTTTCCCATGTGGTTTGTCTACATACCTTCCCATAAGTTCCATATCTAGGGTTAACAGTGCATTGTTTATTGCTTTTTTTATTTCTTTTAACACCTGTTATCCCCTCCCTTACAATCCATACATCCCAAGCAACTTAGATATAAACTCATCTGCGTTTTTTGTATAACTTTCCGACACAACCTCCGACACAACCTCGAACGGCTTGTATCCTCTTACAAATCCAACTATATGTCCGCTTTTTGTTCTGGTAACACCATTTTTATCTACAAATCTTTTCTTTTTTGGTGGTTTAGGTCCGCCTAAGACAAGTAGATGTCCATCTTCTAGTAGGTGTAAAACTGGGTTATAAGCATAAATTTCTGTAATTAATTTCCCACTTCTAACCCTTGTCTTTCCACGTCTCCAAGATTTATAAGTTTTCCCAGATGCGTTATGGTTTTCTTTAAAGTATTCTCTAAATTCTTTTCTTCCTTTTTTACCTTCTTCTGTTAGAAATTGTTTTGTTTCCTTGCTATACTCCGTTGCCAGCTTGTTTATAGCTTCTGTCCATTCTTCCCATTTGGGATCTATCTTAAATTTAATTTGCAATCTAACCACCTACCTTAGATAGGTCTAAATCTGTTGTTTGGCATACATACTTTACAGTGTCATTTGCTTGGTATAGGTCCATTTCTAGTACCTTGTAACACTGCCCATCTATAACTATGTACTGTACTTCTGTGCAGAACTTATACTTACGCATTGTAACTGTAAACGCGAATACATCCTCTGAGGCTCTTTCAAACCCATTTTCCAATTTGCTTTTATCTGTTCTTGTCTTTTTAAAGCCATTGCTTTTAATGTTGCACCAATAGGTGCCTATTTTCTGGTATCCCTCACATAGCTCATGGAACTCATTTTTAAACGTTGTATGTTTAATTAAAGTTGCACGATGTTTTAAAAAACCACAGTCCACAATCTCACCTCCTGCACTAAAAAAGGTGGTATTAAAACCACCTTTTAAACTATTACATCTTCTAATTGGATCTGTTGTATCATTGCTGTTACAATATGCGACACTTCATTATATTTTTCATATCGAGAATATTGCCTACTATCATACCAGTCTGCTATTAGAAATAGCATAATATGTTCGGCTTTATTCTCAAATAGCTTATCTTTGCACTTTTCTTCAAAGTCATCAATAGCTCCTTTTACATAAGAGTAAGCAGATTCCATAAGCATTTTTATTAACTCATCGTCTTCGTCTACATCTACTCTTATGTAATTTTTAACTCTGCTCAACTCTAACATTTATATCCCCCCTATTCTGTGGGCGTAGGTGTCATTTCTGCATGGACTATTGCCTTATCATCCACAACCCCAACATCAAATCTCTGTACAACTCTTAACCATGTAGCATACTGCTTAAATCCGGCTTCGTCAGATTTTGCTATTTCTGTACCTAGCTTGTCATAGAATGTTATAAATTCCTCAAAATCTCCTATGTAGAATACTAGATTCTTGCTTGTCTTTGGCTGTATTTCCTCATCTGAGAAAACTTCTATTATCTTACCCTTAAGCATCTTCTTAGTTGGTTCTGTTAAGCATGGCTGTAATAATGGAAGTCCGTTACCATCCTTCTGCTTATCTAACCAGTCAAATGAAGTTTGGTTTGTTACTATTCTTGCGTTTTCTGCTATTGCTGGGTCTAGGTCTACATTAAGAATTGTTCCTATATCGTCTATTCCCTTTATTGTTTTAACATTTACAGCCTTTAGCTTTTCTATTATTAACTTATTTTCTGTTCTTACGGATGCCTTTGCAAATTCCGAACCTATAAAAGACATTATGTTTACATCTGTATCCTGTAGCAACTGCTTAGCAACTGGAAGCAATAAACCATAATCTTTTACAGCCCAATTCTTCTGTGCAAATTTTAAATCTTTTTCCTGTAAAGTATCTAGTTCTTCGAAATTTAGTAGCTCTAGCTTGTTATCTCCTTCTACGTTGTACTTTCCTGTTCTAGAATTTACCTTCTTAACTCTACATAAATCCTTTAAGCTTCTTCTTCTTCTCTTCCATTCCTTTATTTCTCTTTCCTGTTCTTCTGTTAAAAGGAATCCTCCTCTTTCGTTTACAGCTCCTAACTGTCCTGTTTCTGGGCTAGCATTGGATATTAAATGCTTATTAGCATATTCTTGTTCTGCTTCCGTTAGCTTTAAGCCGTTTAAGCACTTATTTAAAACTCTATTAGGCTTTACCTTTTCATTGTTTTCCACTGCATTTCCATTTTTTGCAGCATTATTTATATCCAAAGCTTCTTCTGCCTCTGCTATCTTTAATTCTTTTGTTAAATTTGTTATTTCATCTGCTATTTTCATAGCATCATCAAGCTTTCCTTCATTTTTTAAGTTCATCATGCTTAATGTCTTGTCATTTATTTTCTTTCTTAATTCTGTAGATAGTTTCATTAATCTTCATCTCCTTTTATATTTTTTGCATTAAAAAACACACTCTCGATTAACATTTCTTTTTGCTTGTCTGTAAGTGTGTTTTCTTTCTTTTCTATTTTGTTTTTGCTTGCCATACTGTCTACTTTTGCTTGTAAATCTTTAACTATTCTCTCTATTTCCAACTGGCTTATAGTGTCTTCTTCCTTTGGTTCTATTTCTATATTGTCTTTTACTTCTTTTGGAATGTTAGAATACTGTAAATTACTTGCACAATTTTTAACTGTTATTTCATCCGTTATTTCTACATTAAAGTAATCTTTTGCCTGACTTCCTTTTAGCCATGTTTCTGCATCTATCATTCTTGATATTTCAGATTCCTCTACTTTGGCCTTGCTCTTGTATGTATCCACTATTGCAGTTTGGATATTGTCTAGTACATCTGCCTGTTTTCTAAGGTCATCAGCCGTTCCACTAGCATAGCAAGAAGGCTTATGTATCATCAGGTATGCGTTGGTTGGCATTTTTATTTCATCACATCCGAATGCTATAATTGATGCAGAACTTGCTGCAATCCCATCTACTATGGCAGTTGTTTTTGCATTATGGTTCTTTAATATATTAGATATTGCAATGCCCGCAAACACATCTCCACCTAAACTATTTATTCTTACATTTACATCTTTATTCTCTAAGCCTTTTAGCATATCTCTTATGCTAGATGGATATGTATTGTAGTCATTAAAACCGTCCAAATCCCATCTCCATGAGTCGTCCAAAATATCTCCAGATATTATTATCTCTGCATTATCTGCATTATTCTTTATTTGTATCATTTTTTTCTTCACCTCCCTTCGCATTGTTGTACCTGTCATATGCCTTTCCTATTTCTTCTAACCTTACATAGGAACCATTAACCATAACGGTATCACCCTTATCTATCTTTGGCATTCCCAAGTAGTTTCTAGCTTCGTTAACCTGGTATACAGATGCCTGTACTAATCTTGCTAAGGAATCTGCCTGTGTCTTTAAATCTCCACGCAAAATAGAAGCTACGTTTATTTCAAAATTGTATCCTTTGTTTCTTTCTTCTTCTGTTAGCATCTTGTAATTAAATTCTTCTTCGTATAACGTTATTATGTATAAAAGTGTATCTACATAAAATGTCAGATTCTGCATTTCTGAATTGGCATAACTAGACTTTTCATAGTCATTTAAATGATTTGGCTTTATTCCAAATGCAGCCGCTATCTGCAATGCGCTATACTTCTTTAATTCATAAAACTGGCTATCTGTAAGTTTTAAATCTAACGGTGTTATATCCATTCCAAAAGGTAACGGTATAAATCTTTCACTGCCACTTGTAGAAAAAGTGCTTAGTTCTTCTACTAACTTCTTCTTTTTTGCTCTATCTAGATCCCCTGTATATTTAATAATTGCATTTGCAGTTAATCCATTATCGTATAGCTCATTCAAAAATTGAGAAGATTTTTTAGCACCATTAAAGGCTGTGTAAAGTGTCTCTCTTACAGACTTGCCAACTATTCCATCTTCGGATAGTCCACCTTTTAGATGCAATATTTCCTTGTCCGAGAATAGTATTGTCTTAGAACTATTGGGGATTTGGTACTCATAAATAAAGGTATCTGCATTCATTATGTTATCATTATCGATAATTATCTTCATTTGTGTTGGTTTTAATGGGTAGATACCTACAAGCTTTCCTTTGTTATCAAACTTTAGCCATGCATAAGCATTTCCATAATGGTTCCTATTGTATTCCATTAATGTTTTAAAAGTAGATGGAGACATATAAGGATTAGGTCTTGTTCTTAGACATTTTAAAGAACTGTTGTTATAAACTTTGTTCCCGTCCCCGTCTTTTAGGTTTATAGAAAGCTTTCCCATGTTCTCTGCAAGGACTTTTAAGCAAGTGTAGTAGGTTATCTCCTGTATATCGTCAATGTCGCTCATAGCCTTTCCTGTAAGCTCAAAATAGGCGTTTACATCTGTTAGACTCCTTTCTTGTGGCACTTCTTCTCCAATATTAAATATTTTCTTTATTATTCCCACTTTTCCACCTCCTCTCTTTTTTGCATTAAAAAAAGACAGTTTAAAGACTTGCCTTTGGTCTAGTTTTTCTTGTTTTATATACCTATTGCTCTATTTTCTTCTTTAACATATATATCAAAGTATGTTTCCTGCTTGTCTCCATTCCTTGTAAACTCACAGTATCTACCGTCGGAAATAGTTGTGCTCATTAAAATCTTGTTGTTTTGCAAGGTCTTGCAAGACCATACTACGTAAATATCTTCTAAACTTAAAGAAATATTAAATTTTTCTTTATAATATCCTATTAAAAATTCTTTACATTTTTTTTGAAATTTATAACTATCCATTATCTATTTTCTCCCTTCATTCTGTACACTTTTAATTCTTCTGTTTCTAGTGTTAGCTTTATTTTAAATTCTTTTTCCATTGTTTGCCTACTTCCCTACACAAATCTCTACCTTTGCAATAAGCTCTCCGTCTGTTCCTATATGAAACTCACAATCTCTAACATCTTTTATTTCTGTTCCATTTATTTTAAATTTTATTATTTCATTGCGTTCTTTATTGCATTCCCACTCTAGATTATTTATATTTTCCATTGTTTTACCTACTTTCTTAAATTACTAATCATATCAAACCAGTCGTCTACATCCTCGTTTGCGTTGTATTTGTAGTTATCTTTGTTTAGGAAATATAATTTCCAAGCATCTATTACTGCATCTACAAGGTCTATTCTTCCGTTTTTCTTTTTATCTACCTTTATTTCTCCAAAACTATTAACATCTGTAGTTGCATTGCTACAAGACCATAAGAATAAAGCATCATTTCTGTTAAATTCTATTTGTTCTCCTTTTACAGAAAGCTTAAAGTCTACTGTTGCATCATTTAGGCTTTTTGCGGACTGCACAATCTCTGTAAGGTCGCATCCCAAGAAATCCAAATCCGAAATAAAAGCTCCTGCATTATGTGGGTCATAGCCACAATCTATAAACTTCAAATTATATTTTTCTTTAATTTCTTTTAAGTATTGCACTATAAACTTATAATCTGTCTTTATTTCACTTGCCCCGTATGTTAAAGTTAACAATCCTTTTTCTACCCATAACCTATAAGGGACTTTATCTGTTCTCTCATGCTCCAGTAATCTCTGGTTGGGCATAAATGAATGGCAATGTATAAATGCTTTATCTTCTGCAAGTGGGAATAATAAGGCTATACTTGTTAAATCACCGCCGCTAGATAAATCTATTCCTAAGTAACATTCTCTGCCTTCCATATCTTCTAGGGTCTTGTCAGACTTGCATTTTAATAGCTTGTCATGGTCTAGCAATAAGTTACCTGCATTTGTAACCCACATATTAAGGTCTTTAGTCATAAAGTTTACTAAATCTTCGCCCTGTTTTTCCTGTGCTGAATTATATTTTTCTCGCATTTTGTCTATCATTTCTTTGTTGTAGGTATCATCCGGATTCCATAAAACAAGTGGATTTGCCTTTGCCCATACTCTGTAGTCGGACAAGTCATCCTCTTCGTCTGGCTCGCAAATAAAAACGAATTGCGTTTCTTTTTTAAAATTCCCAAGCACAACATTCTTGCACATTTGGTAATGTTGGTGGCAAGGTCCATCTATTGTAAATCCAGCAGTTGTTATAGAAAGAGTTAATGCACTAGGTACATTTTTTTGTCCATCAAATAGCAAAGAATACATTTGATTGGTTTGATGAGCATGATATTCATCTACAACGGATAGTCATTTTGTTACCGTAAAGGCTTTTTATCCTCTACTTCTTATAGTTTCCTATAAGCTCAGCATACATCATCACCTACAGCTTTACTGTTTAGGTGTCGGACACTCGTGGAAATATTATATTCTTCGTATAAAAAAAGGAGACTGATTGTCTCCTCGAAGTTTCAATTTCTATGCGTTACAATGCTAATAGCTTTTTAGTTCTATTAGTTATCACGGTATTGGCTTATTTTTTCGTATTCTTTTTTATACACGGTGATTGTACACCTATTTACATTTAACTCTTTAGCTAACTCTCTGTTAGTTTTACCTAATTTAAGTTGCTCCCCGACATATTCAATATTTTTGGCTCTACGCTTTTCAATTAAGCCTTTTACTATTCTTTTATATTGTGGATAGGAAAGTTTGGTTGCGGTCAAAATTTCGTCTACGCTCTTGTTCTCAAAAAACATTTTTATTGTTTTCTCTTTAATTAAATCTATTTCATTTCTTTTAGTATTAATTTCTGTGCTAAAGATAGAAACAAATCTATTGTATGCAACTCCATATTTTTTTGCTATTTTATATAAAGGTTTATCGGAAAATATTAATTTTATACATTCCTCTTTCTCCTCATCTGTTAATTCTTTAGGTGTATTAGATGTATCAATTTTAATTAGTATGTCATTAAGTTCTGGACTAACATATTCCCAGTTGTCAAGATTTTTAATTCTATAAATACAATCACAAGTAACACCATATCTATTAGCAACCTCAGTTAAAGATTCGCCTTCAATTATAGATAGCTTTATATTTTTTACATCTTCAACCGTTAACTTATTATTTTTTCCTCGACTATTCGTTATAAATTTTTGTATTGTTTCAGGATGATGTTTTTTAAGTTCGTTCCCTCCATCTTCAAAGTTATAACCTTTTTCCCTATCAGTACTATCATAATAAGTTATCCAATATTTTTCACGTTCATCAATTTCATTTACATTACATTCTTCTAATGTTTCAATGTCAAATATCCAACCATGTTTGTTATATACTCTTTGTAATAAATCATTATGGTGGGTATTCACATTTAAATGTGATTTGTGAGAACCGATTCTTCTCTCTAAAGGTTGAACGGTTTGCCCAATGTACACTTTCCCATTTTTTTTGTTAGTTAATTTGTAAATAGTTCCTTTCATATCAATCACCTCAAAACTTAGCTTCTTTTATACTAATATTATATCATATAATGTTAGTTTTAGCACCGTTTTTGCCCGATTCGATTTTAAAATTTCTTTTAAAAAAGGACACTGTTCTATCGTTCTAAAACCATCTAAAGACTTTGTATCTCTACCAACAGATTTAATCTCTGTCCCAGTTACAAGGCTCTTAATAGTTTTGATGTGATCCGTTATTTTATACAATTCAAATATATTTTTATCTGCTCTTATAAACTTTGCTATTTCATTCCAAACAATGTTAGCCTGGTCTTGTTTAGTTGCTCCTAGAAGGATTCTCCCTTCCTTGTACTTCATAAAGGTTGACCAGTTTATACCTTCTATTCCACTTAAAAAAGACTTACCATTCTGTCTACCAATCTGAATGTAAGCCTCTTTAAATCTGTTTGTATTATTATTTTTTTTAAACCAACCATGTAGGTTGCCAATTATAAAGTCTTGGAATCCCCTAGTCTTTAAAGGTTTAGATTCTTCCCCTTCCATTATGGTTAGTGTGTTTGCTATGTCTATAAACTTTTCTGCTTCTTCTACATCAAAGTAATATTCAAAGTCATCTTTCTCTTGCCGTTCCAAGTCCTCTATAAACCTTTTACAACAAGCTATTTCGGTTTTCCCTTTTAATATTTTCCCATTTACTACCTTTTTGGCATATTCTAAAGCTCTGTTTTGCATTATATGTATTTCAAGAATGGATTATCTTCCTTCTTGTCTCCCTTTGGAACTACAAGTCTAAGTCTATCCGAGATGGCTAGTCCTAACTTCCCACTACACTGCATTATAGTTTCTACTTGCATTTTCTGTAATCTATAATACTTTGGCTTTAGTTCCATGTCCATTTCTCTTAAGTCTTTTGTTATTTCTATATACTGTGAATATGCCTGTGTGTATACAGCTAAGACAGATAAGTCTAAGTTATCTAGGAGGTTTAGTTCTGTATCTTGTAGCTCCTTAACAACTCTCTTAAACTCTTTTTTTGCGTCTTTATCTAACCAAGTAGGTGGTTTTAAATCGCACTTGGTTTTTAACTTTTTTTCAAGCTCTTTTTTTTCTTTTATTTTTTCTTTTCCAATCTTTCCTGTACTAACAACAGATAATTTGGGTGGTCTCCCTCGTGCCATTTTATCAACTCCTTTCTTAGTCTAATTGTAAAATTCAGGAGGCATCTTTTTTGTCTTTATATTTAAAGGTGTAATAATATGTTTTTTATTTTTAAGGAGGTATATTTTTTTAAATCAGAAATGCATTTTTGATGCCCCCTCAATTTTACAATTATTCTTTTTTCTGTTTTCCCAAAGTTTCTTGTTTTTTGCCAATCTGTTTTTTGCTAATTTCTGGCATTCTCGAGAGAAACCTCCAGATGTGGTCTATAAGGAGTTAGGTTTAAACAATTTTTCCCTCCCCCTTCCCCTACTGTAAGGGTATAGCCCCTTACACGCTAGAGAAGTGTGTAATTATTTTTTGTAACAGACTTTGCAGCTCAGCCTTGGCTGTCCCTCCCAGGCTATATATTGTTTCTATTTCTTTATGGCTACTGTTAGACAAAGGAATTAGATTGTCCTCCACATAAGCAAGGTCTGGTCTTTCTCTGTACGGAATAATATGGTGTACCATATCCGCCTTTACCATCTCCCCCTTAGTGTAATATATATATAAATCTACTGGATGCTTTTTCCTTACTGCTTGGCTAAGCTTGGTCCACCTAGCCCCTCCATAGAAATCTCTATGCTCTTTAGTTCTTTGTGGTGGTGTGTATGCTTCCTCACACTCCTTACATCTTATTTGGTTAACTGGTATCTTTTTACCGCATCTACATAATTTAGTTAGCATATCTATCCCCCTTTTATTTGCCTACCCTTATAGATTATACAAGGAGTACCCTCCCGTTTATTAATCGGTACCCCCTATATATAATCCGCTATAATAGTAGTCTAACACACAAAGTGTATCCATTTTGTATCCATTTTGTTTCCAAAGTGTATCCATTTTGTATCCAAAGTGTGTAACCTGTATCCACAGATTTATCCACAACTAAGCTACACCCCTTGATTTAACTGGCTTCATAATTTTCTAATACATTTCTAAAGATATCCACCAGTTTATCTTTGTCTGTGTAGTACTTCTTTCTGCTTATGCATAACCTCCTTGCTATATTAGACTTACTATCCCTACAGTTAGTAACATACTGTGCATTAAATAATCTCTTTAGGTCTGCGTCTAGCTGGCTAAGAGTCATGTCTATTAGTTTCTTCTGTAGTTCTTGCATTCTTAACCTGTAGTTTAATTTAGCTAACTTCTTCTCTTTGCTTATAACTGCATCTGCCGTTGGATCTCCTGTATGGTTAGGTGCCCCTGGCATTCCACTATAATCTATTGCTTTTATATTCCCTATGTTATCTTCTGTATCTTTTATCTCTATCTTTATTCTCTCTATCTCTATTGGCATCCTACAGTATCTATACAGAATAGCCTCTGTTTGTGCATATGTTAAAATAACAATCCCTCCTCGTAGTAGTATCCTTTTTCTAAAAAGGTACTACCTATTGGTATTCTTTTCTTTACTTTACTTTACTTTACTTTACTTTGTTCATTACTGTATACATAAACCCTAGTTGAACGGAGTTATTGCATACATAAACCCCACTTGAGTCGAGTTATTGTATACATAAACTCCATTCAATCGAGTTATTGTATGCATTAATTAATTGTTTTAATCCAGTAGTTCTTCTTCTCCTACAAAGCTATAGAATCCCCACAATCTATACTTATTATCCTTAATCTCTAACACTCTTCTCTCTGTTTGTGGTGTCTTTATATGTCTTACTATGTCCCCTATCTTGTACTTCATTCTATCTATTACCTACCTTTCTTCCGCCCCGGTTTCTTATTATCTGCCAGTCTACTATTACTCCATTTGTTCTAATAAATCCAGCTTCCTTTGTTTCTTTTATTTCTACATCTAGATTCGTTACTTCTCTTCTTATTATTCCACCGTCTAATCTTTGGAATGTATATATCTTATACTTATGTTTCTTTGCAAGTTCTAATGCATCTATGTATAACTTAAAAATGTTCTCTTTGTTTTTCATTTTTATTTCTCCTGTTCTATTAACCAACCTATATACTTTCTTGCTTTTTCTAGATCCTCTACTCCGTTTTTCTTGTATGCTCTAAGGATATATTTTATTGCATTGCCGTATAAGAATCCTTTGTACTGTTCTTTTCCCATAACTTCTTGCATTATATCTTTAACTTCTAGGTCTATCCCCTTAATGTTTAACTTATAATGGTTTGGCTTTATATTATTAATGGTTGCTTTATTTAGTGCCTGCTTGTTTTCTCCCAATCTATCATTTTGGATGTATAAATAAAGCCAGCTTGTTTTCTCCCAATCTATCATTTTGGATGTATAAATAAATGGTTCACCCTTTATAAGGAAGCTAAATTCATCATAAATATCAACTATTCTCTGTTCCCCTTTTTTCATGTGTTCCATAAACATAAACCCACCATAAATTTCATACACTTTCAAATCTTCTCTTATATAAACTTTATCTCCCACTTTAAAATCTTCAAATCTCATTTTTACTCCTCCTTAAAATGGTACGTCATCATCTTCTACCGCTACAAATCCAACTGGTGTAGCCCCTACATCTGCATTCTTTGCACTTTCTAAACCTTGTACATTTCTTGCCTGCACCTTAGTAAATGTCTTTTTTTCTCCGTCCTTCTCATATCTTTCTACTCTAACGGATCCGACCACTCCTACAAGTCTGCCCTTTGTAATATAGTTACTTACATACTCTGCACTCTTTCCCATTACTTCTACTGGTATAAAGTCTGTTGGATAATTCCCCTCTTTATCTTTGTAATCTCTGTTTACCGCTATTGTAAACTTAGCTACCGCTGTGCCTGACCCCTGTATATATGTAAGCTCTGGATCTCTTACTAATCTTCCTACTAAAGTTATGTTATTTATACTCATTTCTATTCCTCCACTCCAAATAAATATTTCTTAATTCTTTCTTCTCCAACTTCTTTTATTGCCTTTTCTGCCATCTTTTCGCTTTCAAAATAGTACGCTCCAATGTCTGGTTCGTCTAAAGGTTCTAAATATGTTTCAAGATTATCTTCTGCATATGAGTAGCAAATGCAAACATTGTTTTCATTCGGGTTGTAAGCTTTAGAGTATTTTTTAAGTTCTGTAATAATCTTTCTTCTTTCAAGTTCAAATTCTGCTTCTTCTCTAGTCTTAAACGCATTGCCGATTTCAATTGCCCCTATAACAGCACCATCGTTGTCGCAAACCCACCATGAAATATTACCAAAATCATCTATCGTATAGTATTTCTCTCCCATGTTTAATTTCCATTCTTCAGGTTCTTCTTTGTATGTTCCTATGCTTTCTTTAAAACTCTTAAATTCTTTTTCCTTTTTGTTTAAATATTCTTCTAATTCTTCTAGGCTATTAAAATCTTTCATTTTTCTATTCTCCTTTTAAATTATATTGTTATTTCTAAATTTTCATCTACCAATTTATATTTGTATCCTTCTTCTGCCAATTCTTCTAAGCACATTTGCAGTGGATTAAAAAGTTTTTCTTTACAAGTTATATCTTTAAAAACAACACAAAGAACATTCCCTCTAAGGTCTGTTCGCTTCTCAAGTTCCTCATAATCAATGTCATTTTCTCTAACAATTCCTATTACAATTTTTACATTTAACTTACTTGCAACCCTTTTTACGTCTTCCAAATCCTCTGTTATCTCATAATTCTTTTTTCCTAAAAGAGAAATTTGTTCTTGCATGTTTCTAGTTATGTTTTTAATATTTTTACTTGTTTTAAATATAAAAAACAAAGTTAAAATATTCATGCACAATGCTATAGTTGTTATTATTATGTTTCTCATTTTCTATTCTCCTTTTCTAGTTATAAAATTCTATATTTTTAATCGTTATATCAAATGTTCCATCTTGATTTTGTCTTAACGAATATTTCATAGGATCCTCAAAATCTTCTAATAGTCCTTTAATATCAAATCCTGTATTAGTTTTAATTGTTCTTCTCTTAAGTTTTTTCTCCACCCAGTTTTTATCTATTTCAAAATCTTTGTTTACACTAGCATCTTCCAGAACCTCTTTGTATATCTGCTTTCTATAATCATCTTCGATTATTTCTTCTGCAAATTTTCCTGTGTTTATTGAGTTATCTTCTGTAAGTGTGTAGTTTAAAAGGCTTTCTATTTCTTCTATTTTCTTTAAATCATCTGGGTAGGCATTTTGGCTCCAGGCTTTTGTCTTTTCTGCAAACTTTTTAGTGCAATAAGAGTTATCTATTATTTTCTTAACATCTAAAAACTCTGTTACAAAGCCAGAATCCGTATCATTTTTTTCAGCTGCCTTATCTAGAACTCTTAGATGCCATTCATCATTTACCCCACTTACTCCTATTATTGCAGCATGTACAATCTTCTGTGATTCTTGTATTGCATTTTCATTGGCAACCATTTTAACCAACACTTTTTTAGTGTCTTTATTGTATGCTATTTCATGCGTATACAATTTTTTATAATCAAGTTTAATAATAGCTACATATTTTTGGTCTTTATGTGTAAATAACACTACTGCTAAATCGCAAGAATCTAGTTCTGCATTTACCCCTATAGACTTATAAAGCTTACTTGCTATCCCTTGTGTGCTTAAAGCAAAGGAGTTTTCGTCGTAAATTATATGGTCGGCACACACCCTTACTTCATTTTCATTGTAACTATTAAAAGTAGCCTTTCTTAGATCCGTATCTCTTAAAATTCTTCTAATAATTTTTTGGTAAAATGTATCTAATTCAGGTGAAACAACACCTTCAACATCATTTAAAACTGGTACCTCCGCATTTTTGTCTAGCACATGCACTATAGCTTTATTTATTATCATTTTTATTTGCCCTCCTTCCTTAAAAAGTTACCCTCCACTTTCTTTTTCTATAAATTTTATTAAAAACCATTTTCTTTTCTTCGTGATAATCTGTATTTTCTTTGTATTTTTCCGTATTTTCTTTATTCTTTTGTTCGAAAAACTCCATATATTCTGTGCAATGTGAATGGCATCCAACAGTTCTGTCTTTACAGTTATAGCAAGGCACTCTTTTATCCGCATTGTTAAATATCATTGGCTTTATTCCCTCCCATGTTTGCTTTAAAGTAAGTTAATATTTGTCTTATCTTTTCTTCTGTGGCTTTTTTGCAGTAGTCTTTTTCTAGATCTATATCTATAATCTTGTACAGTTTATCTCTTCTTTCTAGATCCTTTGTGTATCCATTTATAAGATTGTTTTTTATAATATTTAAGCTATCCTTAGATATAGGCAATGGAAATGTTATATCCCCTCTCTGTGCCGTTAAGACTATACTTTTTCTTTCTGCTATTGCTTTATCTATAAAATCTATTGCTTCTTTTTTCTCCATCTACTCCACTCTTTCTATAAAAATTTCCGCTCTTGGATTTTCCTTATCATATTTTACTCTAGAACCATCATGAGAAACGATTATTCGGCTGTTATCGTCCTTTAGAACACCGCAGTCGACTAATATATCATTTGTGGCATTTAAAAGGTTTGTGAGGTCCACACGGTGTCTTGTAGGCATATAATAAATTGCCTTTAGATTTACCGGATAATCTATGCCTTTTCTATAATTACCTGTAATCTGTTTCCTGCAGTCCTTTTCATATCTCACAAATTGTTTGCTTGGAAGTAAGTAAGGTCTGCTTCCATTGGTAACAATTCTCCCATTATTTTTTTTGGTTATTGGTTTTCCGTACAATACAATCTTCATTCTTCTTTTTCTCCTTATTATTTTTTTAGCCTGTAGTTTATTCCAGGCATATTTATTACGTAACCGTTAGCCATCTCTACTATCCTACTTGCTATGGCTTCATCTATCTTTTTAAGGCTTTCTACACTTAGTTCCGAAGTTACTATTAACTTCCCGCCAGATAGGTATCTATGGTTTACAAGTTCAAACATTGCATTTATATCTGCGTCTGTTACTTTGCCTTTAAATAGATCATCTATAAATAAAATTTCCGCATTCTTTACCTCATTTATCAATTTTTGATACTCTTCTTTGTCCGTAATTGATTGCTTTAACTTGCTTATAAATGTCCTGTAATCTATGTATATTACTTCTTTTCCTTGCTTTAGTAAGTTGTTAGTAAGTGCCATTGCTAAGTGTGTTTTCCCACTTCCTACTTGTCCTGTAAACAATATGCTATGTTCTTGTATCTTCTTTTCCGTAAAGAAATCCATAACACATTTTTTAAGCATGCTGTGCTTTTCTGTAATCTCTTTAAAGTTTCCAAATCCTTTATCTCTAAAAGTTTTTGCTATGTGGGAGTTTGCTATTCTCCTTTCATGTTGTCTTACCTTTCTGCACTCGCAGTCCTTTGCCCATTCTTTTCCGTCCTGATCTATTACAAATATAAATTCTCTATCTTTGCATTTTGGGCATCTATACTGTTTTTCTTCCTCCAGATTAAGAGAAGTCGAGGATTGGGATTGTTGTTTCTTCTTGGCTTCCACTATCCTTTGTATTCTCTGTTCCATTGCTTGTATATCCACCGTTGTTTGCACCTCCAGATTCTCTATACTTACCTTCTAGCACCTTTACAAAGTTATCAGGCTTAAGTATCCAGTCAAACTCTGCCTTCCAGCCGTTCTTTGCTTTATAGCCTTTTAAGAAGTCCGACTTTCCTACTTCTTCTATACATTCCAATACCTTTTCTATTCCATATTGATTTATTCTTGCTCTTAGCATCTTGTACCTATTAGTACCTGGATTTATTACTAATAGTCTTGTAAGATTATCTATTGCATTCCATTTTTCTTTTATAGAATTAATATCTTTTTCTGTAATACTCCTCTTAGTACTATCTTCCGTAGTACAATTGTTAGTACCAATAGGTACTCTTTTACTTTCCTTTACTTTACTTTCCTTTACTTTACTTTGTTCATTATTGTCTACATAAATCCCACTTGAGTCGAGTTTCTGTATACATAAACTCTGTTCAACCGAGTTATTGTCTACATTAATTCGCTTTAGGTAGGGTTTCTGTCTACAATAATTCTCTAACTTTTCGTCCGTGCTTATGTCTATATCCTCTCTTATTGCATTCTCTTTTCTCCGTTCTGTTGCAGTTAGAAATCTTCTCTGTATTCCAGTAGAAGTGAGGATTCTTTCTTCTTGGAAGACTTCCTTACAAAAGAATCCAACCTCTAAAGCTTTTTCTACAACTGCACTTACATCTTCTTCTTCCATGTCTAAAGAGTCGGAAATTAAGAAATTCATATCGTCATTCCACTCCAGGTAGTAGCCTTCGTCCCGGTATATAAGGCTTAGTAGATCTATTATTACTACTACGGACTTAATCCCACAACTTCTTACTATTCTTCTTGTCTTTATATCTTCCAGGAAGTTTACATCTAACGGAAAGTAATCTAATCCATTTTTAGTTGGTCTAGCCATTTTAAAATTTCCTTTCTAATATTTGTAATGCAGTTTAAAAATTTGTTCTGTGGTCCTAAGCAGGTCCTCTTCTGTATATCTTTCTATAAACTTATTTTTCTTCTGCCATTCTAGTTTATTTATTGCTAGCATTACCGCTTTTTTATATGTAATCATATTTTTTTTACCTTATATATCTAGCTTTTCTTGTCCGTTTATTTCTTCTAAAACTTCTCCTGTTTCTGGATCTATTTTCTTCCCTGTTTCCTTATCTTCTACGGGCTCAAACTCATCAACTTCAACAAAATCAACGTTTATGCTTTCATCTTCTACTTCTGTCATGTCCTCTTTTATTTCATTTTTTACTGTTTCGTCGGAATTTAATGCATTGCCCACTTCTATAGAAATTGGAGCATACTTTAATAACTTTTTAAGGACTGTTTTCTTTGCCATTTCGTCAAAGTCTGTCTGCCATGGACCATTACTAAATGTCTTAGACTTGTTCTTTGCATGGCTTAAAACTTCTTCCTTAGTCATGTATACAAAGCTGTATCCGCCTTCTCTTAGGTGGTATACTGCATAATATCCAACTGCCTCTCCTCTATCTCCCTTTAGTAAAGGTGTATGGCTTAACTTCTGTTCTAGTCCGTACTCTATGTTAAAATCATCATTTTCATGGACTGTATGCGCATATAGCATCTTTATTTTTCCACTTCTTTGTGCTAACTCTAGTAAACCTTTATAACCAACTTGGAACTGTACCTTGTTCCCATAAGGAATAAGATAGGCTTGTCCTAAAGGAGTATTAGGCTCTAGTCCTAACTGTGCGCTCTGCATCATTGCTGCTAAAAAACTTGTAGGCTCACACCTTTGCAGCTTTGGATTTCCATTAAATGCTGTAAGTACAACTCTTTGGAAACGTTCCGAAGATACCATGCTTGGAAGTGCCTTTGCTATCTGCTCGCTCATCTGGTTAAGTAGTTTGCTCATTCCACAACTTTCTTTTTCTTTAGACTGGATAGATCCGGTTGCCTTGCTCTGTAATTTATTCTTTAAATTTGTATTATTTGCTGCCATTTATCTTCCCTCCTGTAACATCTTTTCATTAGCTTCTTTATAAAATGTTTTATCTATTTCAAATCCATAACAATTTCTATTTAATTCCTTGCAAGCTCTTAACGTGCTTCCGCTTCCTGCACAAGGGTCTATTACAACATCTCCCTCATCTGTAAAAATCTCGATCAACTCTTTAAGTAAACTAACTGGTTTTTGTGTTGGGTGTATTTTGGGGTATTTTGTTTTATCATCTTTTTTCCATTCAAACCAGTTATATATCATTTTCCCAGTCCCTCTTATATTTTTGCCTTGTTCGTCAACTTTGCGACCGTTGTTAAATTTGGGCAATTTATTTCTATATAAAACTACTGCATGTTCTGTAGCCCCTACGATTTTCATGTTGGCTTTTAAGACCTGCGCAGAATAATTTTTAATAAAATGTATAGGATACCATTTTGTAAACCCATGTTTTGCTCCAAACTCAACTACTGTCGGTATCTGCTCAAAAGCACAAAATACAATCATTGCCGGTGCTTTCCCTTTTTCTTTAGGTTCTTTCTTTAACATTCTGCTACAAAAGTGCATGTATTCTGGAATTTTGAAATATCCATCTGTATTAAAAAAGGATTTCTTTGCAAGCTTACTTTCTCCGTTTTTATTATCCCCACCGTTATACCAAAGTGGATTTGAACCATATGCATCTGCACCTAAGTTATAGGGGATATCTGCTATAACCAATTGAGCTTTCGGCACCCCATAACGTTTGTAATTTTGGTAATTGTCATTTATTAGTTTTATTTTCCCCATGTGCTCCTCCTACTTTACTGTAAATCTTCTGTAACTACTTGTATTTGTGTACTTTGCGTATATTTCTGGATGCTCTAGCTTTATAGCCTTGGAATCTAAACTTGTTCTAGTGGATGTTTTCCAAGTTATTTTATGCTCTCCTAAACTTGCTTGCTCATTTTCTTGCATTTCTACTTGCAGGGTTTGTTCTATCTGTTTAATCTCTTTTTCTATTTCTTTCTTGTTATTTTTAAGTTCTAAATATTTATCTATTAGATCTTGTCCTCCTGGAAGATAATCTAGGCTTATCTTTTCTCCATTGGAGTTGGAGTACTTATCCTTTAAGTAATCCGAATACTGGCTACTTCCGTCTGGCTCTGGCACCTTATCCCCCTTTACATACTCTTCCCAAAACTCTTTTTCTATTGCCATTAGGTAGTTTATAGTTTCTTGGTCTCTTTCTAAAATATGTATCTTAAAATCTTGGTTACCTATTAATGCTGCAATATAGCACCTATCCGCTCCAGTAACTGCCATATAGTGCATACACTGTATTTCATAGTGTGGTGGAACCCCTTGTTCCCACTCCTTTGTAGCAAAGCTATTAGTTGTCTTGCACTCTAGTATTGCATTTTCTCCAACTACTTGTCTGTCTATATTGGCAAATGCAAATGGGTAATTATCATTCCTTAAAATTCCGTTTAGGTTGCGTACCTTCTTGCCTGTTTCTTCTGTAAACAAATCTGCAACTAACTGTTCTAGTCTGTTTCCTAGCTCCATTCTAAAGCTTGTAGAATTGTCTATTGCATTGCTTGTCTTGTCCAAATACACATTTAAAGGGCTTTTCCATGGATTTATTCCAGCCACTGCACTTGCATCACTCCCGCCTATGCCAGACTTTCTACATTTAAGCCAGTCCTCTCTCTCCATATCTTTTGTGTCTATATCTACATAACTGTCTATATACTTTCTTTTCATTTTTACCTCCTATAAAAACGTTTCTCTTAACTCTTTACTCTTTATAAGGTTAAGCAAGTTGCTACCTTCTGGTGTATCCAGTTTTTTTACTCTTTTAACTTTCTTATCCTTAGGATCTAGCCAAACCATTCTTTTAGTAGAATCTCCTATGCTATCTTCATATGCGTTAAAAGCCTCTACGGTTGCTCTAAAGTTTTCTGCTATCTCTCCACTTCTTATATATGTATCATACAAGATTGCTTTTTTTCGCATTTCTTCAAACTCTTGGTATTGCACGGTTACACTCTCCTTAGTCCTATTATATTAATGTGGTTTTGGAAGCACTCTTTTACCCCTTGTTTGCTTATAAAAGTTAAATAATACCTATTAATACCTATAAGCTTTAATCTTTTTCTAGATTCTAGGTTTTCTCTCTTGTCTACAAATAGGTCCACCACTATATACTCTTCTTCCATTTCTAAGTCCTTAAAATTATAATCTTCTCTGCTTCCATACTTTA